GCCGACTGTAGAAACCAAAAAGGAGATCAAAAATCGCTTGATAACAATAGGTCTCGGCACCGAAATACGTAATGTACTTCTTTATAATGCTGTTGACTATAATGTTAAGCCACGGCTTCAAATCGGCTTTTTTAGTTCCTGTGGGAGCCTTTATTTGAAAAGGTCTCATGTTATGGCCTTGATAGTAATCAAAACCACATGACTCTCTAAAATAGCCGTCCTTGTAATACGACTTCTCGTCGTTAACAAGCAAGCCACAAAAACTTGCAACCTCAATGAAGGAGTCACAATCTTCTGTAGCAACTATGCAATCGTCACCAAAAACAGAGAACGTCCTTTTAAAGCTATCATCGTAGATAGCGGAGTACTTTCTATGCTTCTGGGTAACACCGTACAGTAAACTATAAAAGAGCAATGTCTCTACAGGAAAAGTTGTTGCATTTCCCATAGTACTAAACAGGGGGACCTTCACAGGTTTCCCTTTGTAAGTAAGTTCCTTTGATCTTACCGAGTCTAGTACACAATACCACTTAGGAGGAAATAATCCTGACAAAACCTCAGTCAAGACACTATCACTAGCGGATTTAAAATCAATGGTCCCTTGGTTCCGTAGCAAACTAGCCACAAAAGCCAAGAACCCATGATTTTCTTGTGCGACACTTAAGTCAACATAAGGTAACAAACGATCACGCAAAATCGTCTCGAGAGCCTTCTGGAAAAACATATTCAGAGTGGGCTCAACAGCGATGACGCGATCGCCCCTGTCGTCCTTATGTACAGAAGTAATGCGTGCACCGGTAACAACCTCGTACATAGGTTTGTCAGAATACTGATTAAGACTATGTATTGCATCGTGCAATCTAGGGTCAAACTCTAGATAAAGTTGGAACAAGTCAATAGCAGTTTGCGTACCAGTTATCGGGAAAGTAAACTTATCCTCAATATTAGTAAACCAATACTTGAGACCTAAAGTGGTCCCGGTACTGTGCTTTGCAGCCATAAATAGCTCTTCGAGAGTTATATCATGGAGAACGTAACTAAGGAAGGAACGGGCGTGGCA